GCTTTGCGCAAAGGTATGCTTATTTCTGCTGATGATGCACGGGACCAGATGAGCCGCATTGCAGGAATGATGCTGCAAATATTTGAGGGCGCACAGATTGATGTTGCCGCAGCCCTTTCTGAAAAGTTCAGCCTACCGCAAAGGGATGTATTGCACCTTATGCGATCGAAGTTTGTAGAAGTTCGCAAAACTGCAATGGCAAAAGAAGATGCTCGAATATTGGATCTGGAAAAAGACAAAACGGTTGAGCTTGAATTGGAAGGTTAATGTTAGATTTTCAAGTAACAAGTGCTGAATACCTAGCTGCTACCGTAATCCGAGATACGCTCGATCCGCCGCCGCCCGTTGATTATCTAAAATGGGCGCAAACAAACATTGTATTTACTGAGCGCGAAAGCCCTGTTGCTGGTCCTTACAATAGCGAGATGTTCTCATATTTTAATGAGATACTAAGGGCATTGTCGCCCGATGACCCTTGTCGGATTGTCACTTTGAGTAAATCAGCTCAATTGGGTGGCACGGTTCTTGCAAATATTTTCACTGGTGGTTCCTTGGATATGGATCCGAGTGATTTCTTGTATGTCCACCCGACAGATGAGAATGCGCGCCGTTGGTCAAAGATGAAATTAACGCCGATGCTGAAAGGCACAACGGCACTTAGAAAAATATTTCCGCAGAAAGCTCGTGATGGGCAGGACTCGGTTACATATAAAGAACGCCGCGATGGTCGCGGTGCGATCCAAATATCGGGTGCAAATTCACCAGCATCATTGTCTCAGGTGACAATGAAACGGCAGGTTCAAGATGACCTTGCTAAATGGGAAATGAACACGGCGGGGGATCCTGAAAGTCAGGCTGATAGTCGAAGTCGTGCGCATGAATTTGCAAAGATCTTTAAGATCTCGACGCCATTGGTGGTGCCAGGTTGTCGGATAACGAGTAATTTTGAAAGCGGATCTCAAGAATTCCTATTCGTACCATGCCCACATTGTGGGTTTAAGCATCGGTTAGAATGGGAAAACATGCTGAATAATTTGGATGAAGAGCATCCGGAGCGCGCGTGTTTCGTCTGTCCAGCCGAAGATTGCGGCGGGGTGATTGAAGATCATCATCGCCGCAAGATGTTAGGCGGTGCCGAGTGGCGCGCAAGTAATCCAAAGATGATGCGGTATCATCGCTCGTTTCATTTATGGTCTGCGTACTCGTTGTTGCAATCGTTTGAACAGATCGCGCGTGATTGGTTATCAGCTCAAGGGGATCCTCCCAAAGAGCAAACATTTTTTAACGATGTTGTCGGTCGGGCATATCGGACGCTTGGCGAAGCCCCGGCTTGGGAAGAAATTAGGGACCGCGCGTCTGAGTCTGAATATATCGTTGGGACAATCCCTGAAGGTTTCCCAATTTTGACATGCGGTGTTGACTGTCAGGGCGATCGAGTTGAGTGGCAAGTTGTTGGATGGGGTAGAAATAAGCGTCGGGCAATTATCCATTACGGTGTGATAGATGGTCATATTTCGGAAGAGAATTGCCAGAAATCTTTGAACGCTTTGCTTAAGCAAACGTTTAAAAATTCATATGGTCGCAAGCTTGAAATAGATATGTTGGCGATCGACGGCAATGCATACACCGAGGATGTATGGGAATGGTCGCGCAAGCATTCATCTGCTCGTGTCATTATGGTTCGGGGTGTGCCGTCTGAGAGTGCGCCGCTTCTGATTAAAGTTAAGAAAGAACGTAATAGCCAAGGTAAATACTTAAAATACTCAAAGCGTTTTTATAACTTTGCTACGTCCATTCTTAAAATGGGTTTGTATCGAAATCTCAAAAAGGATGATCCTTCGGAGCGTGGCTTTGTAGCTTTACCTAAAGGTTTAGAGGATGAGTATTTTCGTCAATTAACGGCTGAAACCCGCAAGGGCATAAGGGCGAAGTTGACAGGGTTTGTACGTTACATCTGGGCTAAGGATCCAAACCAAGCAAATGAAGGCTTGGATACGCATTTACAAGCGGAAGCTGCTGCGGTGCGTTTTGGTGTCCGTCGTTTTCTAGATCCCGAATGGGACGCTTGGATCTCTGAGCGCGAATGTCCTCCTGAGGATGTTCAAGCCGACTTTGATGAGCTGCTTATGTCGGTGCAGGTTACTGCAAAAAATGAACCAGAAAAACCAGCGGATGTTCCTAAAAAGGATCCGCGCAATAAGTGGAGAAAACGTTCGTGACATCTGGTTTTAGTTCTGTGTTGATGCCAAACGGGCAGCCTTTTTCTAAGGGTATGACTGGTGGTAAAACGACTGCACGTTATTTGCGTGATACAAAGTCTGGTGTCATCGCATCACGTCGGCCATCTTTATCGGGAAGCCGTGAAGATATCCGCCGGTCATGGGAGCGGTCCGCTAGTTTGGCTGTGGATCTGATCCAAAACTCAGGTCGCTTAAAGGGCGCCACGGATCAAGTTATAGCCGATACGGTGGGAAATGGTTTGACGTTGACGCCACAGCCAGATCTATCGGGTTTGGGCTATGATGAGAAAGAGGCGGCTGATTGGTGCCGTATGGTTAAAAAACGCTATCACCGTCGCGCCAAGAACAAGTCTGAATGCGATTTTCGGGGCAAGTTGACTAAGCACCAACAGGTGGATATCGCGTTGCGCTGGTCGATCGCCTATGGCGAAGTGACCGGGGTTTATGAATTCTTTGGTGCTCAGAAACGTCAACGATATGGCGTGACCTCTGGCACGAAGCTTTGCATGGTACCGCCGCATAGGTTGGTCCAAGATACAAGTACGCACGAAAATCTATATCAAGGCGTGCGTCATGACGAAAACGGGCGCGCAATATCGTACCGTTTTAAAACGTCAGAAAATGGCTTTGCGCAAAAACAAGATTTTGCGGCTTATGACACTGATGGTCGGCCTTTGGTTATGCATATTTTTGATCCGATGGATGCAGAGGATGTGCGCGGGATCTCGCAACTCGCACCTGCTTTTAGAAAGCATATCCAGTCCGAAATGCTTGGTGACGCAACCTTGCAGATGTCAATTTTGCAAACCATATTTGCGATCACTTTAACAAGCGATACGCCATCTGCGGATGCATTTGAAGCGATTGAAGCTCTAAAGGATGCTGGGGACGGAGGTAAGGACCTTTCAAAAGAATATATGGGGTATCTTGGTTCGCAATTGGATCATGCGGCGGAAAGCCGAATTAATGTCGGCGCGGATCCACAAGTTTCACATTTGGGACCTGGTGAAACACTTGATCTTAAAGCTCCACAAGTAAACGGTGCCGACTTTGAGCCATTCTCTAAAAACCTAGATCGTGAGATGGCGCGAACAATCGGCATCACATATGGTGGTTTCACAATGGATTATACGGCTGCAACATATGCAAGCACTCGTATGGAAAATTCATCCATTTGGCCTATCGTCACACGTCGTCGCGAACGTATTGCTGCGCCTGTCTATCAGACTGACTATGAGCTTTGGCTAGAGGAAGAAATAGCAGAAAAGCGGATCCCATTTAAAGGTGGGTACCGTGCGTTTTGGGCAAACCAAGATCGCATTTGCCCTGCAACTTGGCAGGGTCCTGCAAAACCAACGGCTGATGATCATAAGAGTGCAAGGGCTTCCAGCGAGCGTTTGAAAAATAAAACAACATCACTTGCTGAAGAAGCAGGTGAAAGAGGCATGGATGCAGATACCTTGTTTGAACAGCAAAAAGGCGACCATGATCGCTATGAAGAAGCTGGAATGGCATCACCTTATGGCACGACTGCGGAAACAAAGCCGAAGAAAAACAAGAAAAAGAAAAAATCTAAGGCATTGAAGGTTTAGTCATGGATAGCACTGTTAAGATTGGTTCCGATATGATCGATATCGAAAAGCCTTGTGATGTTTTAGCTGCACTCAAAAAGATGCAGCTAAAGGTCGGTGTTGGCGGCGTCCGCGAAACTGTTCGTTTTGATGGTGAAGAAATCACTTTCACGCGGGCTAATGATGGTCGCTTGGCTAAATTGATACGTGAGTACGAAAGCAAATGCCCTGTTTCTGGTGCCAATAAACGCACCCGGTATGCAAAGCGCATTCGCTTTAATTAAACTTTAGGAGAACAACTATGACCGTACTTAGGGACGGCGCGCTCATTTTATATGGGTTCGTTGGTGATGACTATTGGGATGAGGGTTTTACCGCATCCGAAGTGCTGGATGCCTTGGCTGAGGTTGGGCGTGAAGCTGACATTGATGTGCATATCAATTCGGGTGGCGGATATACCAATGAGGGTATTTCGATATTTAATGCTCTGAGTTTACACAAAGGTAATGTCAATGTTTTCATTGATGCCGTTGCTGCATCCTCTGCATCCATTATCGCAATGGCCGGTGATACAATCACCATGCAAACAGGCGCACTAATGATGATCCATGACCCATCAGGTGGTACTTGGGGAACTGTCGATGATCATGAAAAAACCAAAGAGATGCTGGATAAGCTCGGCGATCAAATGGCGGGAATTTATGCGGATCAAACCGGCGACGATCAAGCTTCTATCCGCGCTGAAATGAAAGCTGAGCTTTGGATGACAGGCGAAGAGGCTGTTAAGCTTGGCTTTGCGACTGAGAGTGGCACTCAAAAATCCGAAGCATTCACTGCATTCGATTATCGCGTGTATGCAAATGCACCGAAAAAACTCGTTGCGATGGCGAAAAAGGAAAAATGGACCTTTGAGCCGAAGCAAGAAACGGTGGCTCCTGCCGCTAAAACCAACCGTCCCAAAAAGGAACCATCCAAAATGACGACGAAAAAGAAACCGGCAAGCAAAGAGCCTGTCGCTA